GTACCTTTTTCCCATGGAGGTAATGCCTGAAATTCCTCTTTAAATGTTCGGACTCGTTCAATAATGTGATCTCGTTCAGCACCACAAAGAACTTCTTCGAGAATCTCTGATAAAAAGTCTTGTACTCTTTTGGGAGTATCTGCTCGTTTAAGATCAAGACCCATTGCTTTGACTTTTCCTGGTTTGCCGTTAACATCCAATCGTTTGCCTTCTTTGTCGTAAATCATTACGGCATAACGTTTCTTCTTAATAAACAAACCTTTGGACGCAACGATCTCACGACCACCTTTGATAATCGATCCAAGATCTCGTGGACAATGAAATGCTTTCTCCATAAAACCTGGAAACGATTCGTTCACCTGTTCTGCGATGATATCGTATAGTTCTATCGCAGATTCTTTGGTCCACGTCAGAGTACCTTCATCCACTTGATCCCTCAGCGCAGTCCATGCCGAGAAGTATACAGAGTCTGTATCACCGTAAATGACTGCTTTACCCGTGTGGTCATACTCACCCGTAATACATTCATTAACAAATGCATCCATGTGTTTGGCAATCGCTCGACCACATAATGTAGTAGACTGCCCAATACGATGGTCAAAGAATCGACAATAAGGATTTAGAATAGCACCGTAGAGTGAGTTAAGATTAATCTTTTTTACCAACTGTCTCTTATCCCAATACTCAATCTGCTCTTGGTCACCAGCATTAATTGCTTCTTTTAGTTTTGCTTGCATCTCTTTACGTTCAGCATACCAACGTTCGAGAAGACCTGGAATAATACCTTTTCTTTCATAAGTGAAGATTGTACCGTTGGAAGATATCATCCACTTCTTACCAGAGTTGAATACAATGTTCCAAACATCTGCGGCACTGACAATATCTTCTGTGCCATTTTCCCATTCAATTGTGACCTCAGTCTTATCGTCACCTTTCATCACTGCTTCATACTCAAGTGACCCAAACAAACCTTCCCAAGCACCCGCAAACGATAGTCCGACCTTACCATCATCTCGTCTTGCCATACGTTCAGCAATTAACTTATCTGTCATATGGGGTTTAAGTTGTCCGACAATAGTTTCTGGTCCCATGTTTAATGCACGAATGGTAGATGGATAAAGTGAGTTAATATCGATAGCACCAATCCAATCATGCATTCCAACTTTGGGATGAGCAACATACGCACCTGCCGCACGTTCATCAATGTTGTCATCATCGTTGTCATCATCACTTTGAAACTTCTTCGATGGTACGATTAAGTTTTGACGATGTGCTTCATTAATAATTGCTTGCTCAGTGGTAGCAACCGCACCCATTGTGGTAGGTAGTAACACGGTATTATCATGAGCAATGGTATTGGCAAGATCGAGAAACTTTAGTTTACGATCTAACTTTGCCAGTAGGTTAACGTCTTGTCGGTTATACTCAATGAAGGTTTCAAAGTCACGATTGTAAAGTTGATCAAGTGTGCCTTCGTAAGCAGTCTTTGAACCACACTCCTCGTACTCACCAATAGCATCCAATGAATAACTATGTCGTTCTTCATAAGTGTACTTACGATACAGTTGCATATAGTCCAGATGTACACGACCAAACAAGTCAAAGGTAATATTCTTTGCACCGTATCGTTCAAACTCACGCATCTTGGGCAATTGATTCCATAGACACATGCGTCTCGTATCATCACGACTCAATACACGAATAATACGACCAACAGTATAAGGAATATCATATCCCTCACTATTCCACCCACTGAGAATATCAGCATCTTGAATAATGTCTAGAAATGTGTTGAGTAGATCTTCCTCATGATAACAAATGAAAGTATTCTCAAACTTTGCGGCAATCTCTTCTGCACTTTCATTCGACAATGATTTGGGAGGAACCGCCAATGTAATTAACTTATCCAACCAATCGAGATAAACAGTAATAGCAGTGATTTGATTGAACGGATCATCGGTAGGGGCAAATCCACGATCTTTATCGAAGTCCGTCTCGATGTCGAAAAATGCCGTATGAAGTTTTGGAGGTTCAGCATGGAGGTAATTATCTTCTAGACAACGATTGACTGCTTTAAGATCAGATTCCCAAATTCTTTTGTTAGCATTCATTCGTAGTTCTTTTTGATACTCCTTCATTGAGTTTGTTGAAAACCGTGATACACGAGAACCAAAGATGGTTTCATACTTACCCTTTGAATCATCATAGTAGAATGTATAATTAGCAGGATATTCACGAAATATTCGTTCACCGTTTATACGTTCAACAACATGAACTTTGTCTCTTGATTTTTCGTAAAATGCGTCTATATAACTCATGAAATGATAAGATACCTTATTAATCCAAATCCATCGATGCTAACAAGACATAGATAATTAGCGACAAGACCAAAACTGCCACGAGTGTAGCAAGTCCAAGCAGTAGCGGCGCATCCACTAATGAAAATACTATATAGCAAAACAACTGGAATGTCTGGCACGGTGGCCGCAAAAATAATTGCACTAATGACTGAGCATGCCCATGCATATACTTCGAGCAGAAAACGAAAATGATTTTCTTCCCAATCTTTTTGTATATATGCTAGTGTAGCATTCCACCACCGTTTATTCATAATAAAAATGGTAAACTTCTTTAATATTATATTCAGGATGTAACTTTTGCATAAAATCTAATAATTGAAAAAATTCTTCTTCGTTGGTTGAGAAGTTAACCGAGTTAATATAATTTTTAATGTCTTCGTTTTTAAACAAAGATAATAATTTATTTTTGAATCTCAACGGAATCATTTCTATGCCAAGTGGTGGTTCAATCGTAGCATAAAATGAATACTTAACATTGTTAAAGGTATTTTCTACATAATCCCAAAATTTTGCCATATGATGTAAATTTAAAGAAGTTATAACACTGTGAAAATACATTTCACGATACATTCTACGATTATCTTTTTTTGAAGCCCATTTGTACAACATTTTAAGATTTTTTTCAATGTAAACCCAATTACTGTAAGTTCTTTGTATTGCGGCAATTTCATCCATACCGTCAATGCTACAGTGAAACTGAACGGTTTTAAAATTCTCCAACGATGATAAAAGTGTTTTATTTACGTTGGTGCAATTTGTTGCTATTTGAATAGTAATCTTATTAGCATTCGGTCTTGTATTTAATTCTTTTAAAAAATCAATATTTTCAGTAACAATTGTTGGTTCGCCACCCGTAATAAAAATTTGTTTAATATCATCAACGTATTCTGAAAATATTTCACTAAGACCTAGAGTTTTTGGCCAATCATATGTAACTCCATAACTTTTCTCTAAAATATTATATCCTTTTTGCAACAAATTGTTTCCAAATTTAATACTTTTTACAGTCTCAAAACCTTTAGACTTGAAAAATTTTGAAAAGTTAGTGCTATTATTGGGTCCACACATTTTGCATCCAAGATTACAAAGATTTCCAGCCATCGTTTGATAGTCTATGGGAGAATTATTTACATAACCTGATTCATCACAATCGTCAATAACTTTTTGGTAATCATAATTATGACTGGATATTCGACCAATTGCGGCAATTCTAACTGATGAAGATTTTTCACCAATTAGTTCGACTTTCCAACATTCCTTACAACTTTTTGGTTGCCCACCATTAATAAATTCTTTTCTGACAGTACGCACATACTCACTATTCCAAAAATCACTGAGTTTGTGAGTGGTGACATTGTACGGACGACCCTCAGAATCTACTGGTATAGTAGATGGAGTATCCGCACAACATATTTTTATTCTGCCATCTGGATCAATGTGCATCGATGTAAATGGCATCGGGCACATTTTTGGATTAGTTGGCATTAAAGTGTACGATTTACGGTTTCAAGAATAGTAACAAGTTCATCGTGGTCACGATTTGCCTCACCAAACTTAGATTTTTGGGCAATCTTGATTGCTTTTTTCAGTACTGATGGTTTGATTTCAAGTTCTTCGGCAATCGCCTTGATTGTATCATTCAAACCTTCATTGAGTGTATCAATCTCGGTAAGTACACCGATACCCTCATTAAAGAGTTGAGTGAGTTTGATTTTGGCATCGCCAGTAAAATCACGATTATAATCTGACATATATTTCTCCAGTTGAAAATTAAATTATACTTAACTATTGAT